AAACCATCGTCACTCAAGAAGAATGTGATTCCTTGAACCTGTGCGATAGAACCCGCAGCGATACATCCCTTACCACGAGAGATGTTGTCAAACTGAAATACAAACGGAGTGCCGATATAACTCATTCGAGTAATACCTTTTTCCATCAAGACTAGGCCAAACTCACCACCACGAATTCCAACAATTTGTCCTCCGTCTGGAATATCTTGGTAATCAGCCTGAGTTACTTGATTTGAACCCCATGCAGTCTCATCATTGATACCAGACCATCTAACACGAGATGGATAGACAGTAGATGATTCAGTCGTAAACGCAGTAACCACAAAATCACGGACTACAGTCACAAACTTACAAACTGGTGCAGTAGAGGCTAAGTTGGCAAACAAGGTAGAAGTACCCAAAGTAAAGGCTTGCATGGGGTCACTATTATTTGTCCCAATGATCACGTTACCAAACTGAGTAAACCTAAATCTATCGTTAAATGCGTTAGGAGTGTAGTTACCTGCTTTTGATACGTTTGTTACTGCACCAACACCTGAAATCTCAAAAATCTTTGTTGAACCAGCCGCAAATAGTTTTGTCGCATTAACTGGTGTTTTACCTGCCACCAATGTAGTTAAGTTTTCAGAAGCAGCCGCAGAGAATGTAGCCGCTGTAGGGAATGGGCCATAACCAATAGCTTGAGAAACCACGTTCTTTGCATCAACCAAAGCACCTGTAAAACTTGGTTGGTCAGGCATCCACTCACCAAATGCTAATTTTGTCGTAGCCATGTATTACTTCCTTGAGCCTGAGTTGTCCATGTATTGTCATTAGCGGATACCTGTGTCCAAGTATTCGAGTCGCTAGGAACAACAGTCCATGTATTTGAATCTGTAGATACTGGTGTCCAAGTGTTTGCATCCTGTGGGACTGGTGTCCAGTTCTCACCAAGGATTACGCCATTAGCAGTTACCAAAGATATACCATTGATATATCCCACACCTGCATAAATAGCAGAAGCGTCACCTGTAAAGACTGCGTTTCCAGTTATGTTTGCTACCGCACCAACAACTAAACCACCATTTGCAGTTACTGTTGTTGTTCCAGATATATCGCCAGAACCATACTGGACTCTAATACCATTAGCAGTAACAGTTGCATTACCAGTTACAGACGCTACAGCATTAGCAACAATACCACCAAGAGCAGTTACATCAGCATTGCCTGTGATAGCCGCATTGCCAAACTGAACTCTTGTTCCTGTTGCTACTACATCTGCACTAGCAGTAATACTTGCACTAGCAAACTGAACCCTGATTGCATCGCATACAACGATTGCTACAGCGTCAATTCCGACTGATGCGTTCTGTACCCTTATACCTTCACAAGATGCGCTTGCAGAACAAGTAATGCTTGCACTAGCGTATTGAACACGAGTTCCATCTGCCGTTACTGTAGCCGTTCCATTTACTGCCACCCCACCATACTGAACCCTAGTGCCATCTGCTGTTACGTTCGCAGACGCAGTTACAGACCCATAGGCATCCCATAGGGTTACTGAGGTTGTGTAAAGTGGACTATCGAGTGTGAGTGTTAAGTCATCAATGCTAGACTTTAATTGGTCTAGCGAATCAATCGTCCACGGAGGCAGTAAATCAGCCATCTCACGCCAATGTGACGCTCAACGAACCAGCCGCAATACGGAACACATCGCCAGTTGCAATAGTCTTAGAAGCATCTAGTGGTGTGTGATACAGCAAATTACCACCAGTAGAAGCATCACGGATACCAACATAGGCAACAGTACCCCATGAGCCACCAGCTTGAGGAAACTCGATAGCAGCAGAGTTGGTTGATGCACCATTGCTAGGAGCACCAAACGTAATAGACTGACGAGCATAGCTAGTACCAGATACCTCAGTACCTGTGTCAGCATCTGTTGGGTCAGAAGTGTAAAGAGCCAAGTACACAGTCGTTGGTGCTGTGTAAGCAGTTGCTCGGAGAGTTACGTTAATTAAAGCGTTCTCAAGATAGTTACTCATTTCAGCCATAGTTTCACCTTGGAGTTAGTTTCATTGCTAAAGGAACACCAGAGTATTGACCTTGTTCGTCAGACTTGGTGAGAGAGGAAATCGCTCTGTCGTACATAGTTCCCCATGTGTTAATTCGAGCGTCATTCATTAAATATGGCTCTGCCTCTATCAATGAAGCGTAGAGCAAAGCATCTGGTGCTGTTGTAAGAAACACATTAGATGCGTTTGTACTTGATAAATATGCAGGTGCAGCAAAGTAAAGCATCCTCAATGTATAAACACCATCAGGAGGAGGCGACAGCAAGAACTCACTAGCCAGAATCGTATAAGACTTAGGAACACCAACCTCTGATGCTCTTGGGTCATTAGATAAAGCTGATGGACTAGAGTAACTCAATGGCTGAATGGGGTTTGTCAATGCGACAAAATCACGAATCTCTAAAAAGTCAGCAGGTAGTTCTACAGTTGAATCACCAGATACAGTAGAAGTCGTTACAGACTTTAGCATCTGACGAATACGCAGTTCTCTACGGAGTCGATTCTCAGCAAATGTAATGAAGTCTGGAATCTGAGTAGTCAAATCAGACCTAGCCAAGTAACTGGCTATTGAGGTCTTTAAATCTGTGTATGTTGCGAAACTCATACAACTCCTGTTCGAGTTCTAAAAACTCTGTTATCTCGTTCGTTTAACCACGCTTTAAAGCGTTTCTCATCAAGCACAGCAAAACCACGCATGATGCCTTTTGCATTTAGATCATCAATCACAGTCATTGGAATTGAGGCTACTTTATTGCCAAACAATTCATCTGACCACTTTGCTCGTTCATCAAAGGAGTTATATTCCTTTTTGTTCTGCTCAATAATTGCAGATACATCCTGACGAGTCTCAATAATGATGCCACCATCACCATCGGAATGAACAGCAGATTGTCTAAAGTTTTCCATAGTGTAATTCTATCAGTTTGACTAGAAAAGAAAATGCCCCAGAGGTTTTAAGTCTGAGGCATTTTTCGGGGTTACACCAGATTAAGGTGTCAAGTCAGCAATGATGCCGTGAGCAGCTTCGTTCTTAACTTCCAAGGTGTACTCAGCCAACAACTGTGTGGACTCATTGTCACCAGTTACAGCCAATTCGTTGGTCTGGAAAGGACGCAAGTAAGCCACAGCAGCCATGTCGGGGTCAAGCACAAATGCTGTCTCATCGCATGAGTTGGTAGAAGTCATAAAGCGGTTAGGAACAACAGAAATTGTACCGAAATCGCTCAAATAGACATCAGCCGCACCAATGATGGTTGTGGGGCTATTGGCAGGGGCCATGAAGCGTTGAGCAGCAATACCAGCAAAAGCAGAAACAACTTGCTTGTGTGCAGGGTTGACCATCAACACTTTAGGATTGCCACCAGAGGCGTAAACTTCCTTAACAACCACTTGCAACAAGGCTTCTGTGAAAGTGCGGTTTGTGCCGTTTGTACGAGCAGTAGTGCCAGAAGCGCCAGCAACACCATTAGTACCAAAGTCGCCATTGGTAGCCAACCATGCTTGCAAACCACCCAATTTACGAGCAGTAGAGCTATTGCCGTTAGCAGCAACTTGGTTACTCAACAAAGAGGTTTCCATGTCACGCTTGATTTCGGCAGAAGCCTTAGCCAACTGATAAGCCTTTTCAGACTTACGACCAGCCTTGTCAACAGCTTGCAAAGTGCCAGAAATCTTAATAGTTTTCTGTGCAATCTGGGTGCGGTTGCCAACACGAGTAGTTGGAGACATAGTAGCGTCAGAAGCGGTGTCGCCTTCAACAGCGTAGTTGCTCAAAGAAGCAGCTGCCAAAGAGTCAGTCTGCCACTCGTGATAAACAGCAGTTGCTTTTGTCTTACCGATAGAAGACATGAAAGGTGTGTCGGTAGGGCTGATGTTATAGATAACGTCAGACAGGTCTTCACGCTGACCAATAGCGGTATATGTTTGATAGGTAGCCATTTAAAACTCCAAAATTTAAAAGAATCGTTCAAATGCTTTTGCTGCGTCTGTGACTTTTCCAGTCTCACGCAACCTTTGCATTACCTGTTTATCTTGTGCTGATTTTGTAGGAGGCGCTGAAGTTCCAGATCGCATCATCTTAGGAGCCGCCTGAAGTTTCTTGGTTAACTCTGGCTTGCTCTTTTGAAGTTGCTCATACTTCATTGCTTTATACAAACTCACCACAGCACGACTGTCATATACGGAACTGAGTTCTTGGTCAGTCCAGCCTACAGATTTCGCATAGTCACGGATT